GGTCTGATGTCGTCTCTGCTGAAGGGTAAGGGTGGTCCCCTGATTTGAAAAAATATATTAGCACACTATAGAAGATGACGATTGATCTGCGCCAACTCGTTGCAAAAGATCAACTGCTTGATTTTTGGCCGTCAAGTCGTCAGACGGCCGAGGAGAGAGTTCTGGCCACGACTCGTTTCATCGTGTATGCCGTCATACTCACATACCTTATTCGCCGCGATGCTCGCATAGTTGCTCTCGGCGCCCTTGTTATTGCTGCTCTTTATGTACTGTACAGCATGAACATGATTCCAGACGGTAAGCGTACAGTGTCAACGGGTCCAAAGGTGGTGAGTGGTCTGCGCATGCCTACGCGCGACAACCCAATGGCGAACTACCTGCTCGGTGACGACCCAAGCTACGCGCAGCAGGCTCCGTGGTACCCGTCAATGAAGGAGGAGGTCCAGAACGAGTGGAAAGCTATCCACCCGTTCGAGCGTAAACGTGATGCCGAGCGCAACTTCTACACGACGGCTGCGTCGTCGTGGCCGAATGACCAGGCGGCGTTCACAAATGCTGCGTTCGGAAAACCGTTTGCCCCCATGTGCCGTGATGACCCAGCATCATGCAATCCCGACGGTCCATATGCCCGTGGACCCGAGCCTGTCCAGCTCCGTGGCGGTAACGGACGGTAAGGTGTGGTGACACCGCCGGTGCCGAAACTCATGACGGACAACGGGCTTCACCCATTGGATAAAAATAATCTCACCTACAAGTAATATGCCGAGCAGCCTGCTTCAGCCCGGACTCCTCATGGTTGAGGAGGGAATGTACTTTGGTCCCAAAAACACAAATTACGAGGTTATGGTCATGACGGACGACGCCCTGCGTTCCCAGATGACGACCCGTAATAACAAGTACTACGCTGACAAGCCGTATGACTTCCCGGAGCTTTACATTGACAAGCCAGTGAACAAGTTCCTGTCATGGGACCCGACGAGCACGTACGCGATGTACCAGTCGGCTTCATACGCGAAGCGTTACCCCACAGATAAGTAGAAGCCCGTTGGATAAAAAATAGCAACTATGTAATAGATGGACCCCTTCAGTCTTGCCGCCGTTGTCGGTCTGGTTTTTGCCGGAAAGAAACTCAGCGACGCCAAGGAGGAGCAGGCAGTGATGCCTTCGATGCCAGAGCAGGTTTCAAAGTTTGATCTTATTCAGTACAAGTTTGCTCAGCAGGACCCACCGATTGATAATCTGAACCTCGAGCCAAACACAGGTCGTGGTTTCTCAGGTGGGTTCCGTCTCCCACCAAAGGAGATTGCACCGAGCTTCGCGGACGTTGTGCCAAACGGATCTCGTTTCCCGTTCGGTCAGCCTGTGTACCAGACGGATGGAAGCCGCGAGCCAGTTACGAACAAAATGAACAATGTCACACCTGCAGACAAGAAGTATGTAGGACGTGGTCTCGGTCTGTCACCTGACACACCAGCATCCGGTGGTTTCCAGCAGTTTTTCCGCATTCTGCCCAACAACATGAACGAGGAGCGTCTCACCACTCTTTCGGGTACGTGGGGTGGTCCAGCCAATCCCGTCATCAAGAATGGCGGGACGACTCTGGGTGCTATTTCTCACCCCGCCAAGCTGTCCAAGACGACATCGAATTACATGCCTATGCAGACGCGCGGACAGGGACAGGGTGGTGCCATCACCGCACCAGAGGGTCGCCCGGATTTCCAGAAGACGCGTCGGACGACAAATCGCCAGGAGACTGGTTCTCGCAAGGATGGTCTCGAAATGGGTCCAGGACAATACATGGTCGCAGAGGCGTACGGTTCCGCATACAACGACCCGATACGCTGGTCGAAGAATCGTATCAACCCCGATCGTCCCGGCAATGGCGGGCGCATGAACGTGCGTGCCGACCCCGTGGGCGCCGTGGGTGCCAACACAACCACGCGCCTCGAGGCGGGTGCGCTCCCAGTTCGCTCAGCCGACGCAAGCCGTGGGTCTCGCTACCTTCCCAACCAGTATGACCGCCTGAATGTGTTCAAGGGTCAGAAGGATCCCCGTTCCGAACGTCTCAATCTGGCAAACAACGTACTCAAGGGGAACCCGTTTGCGCACTCGTTCTCAGCCAAGGCTGAAACCGGCACACCGCTCGTTCAGCCTGTAAATTAATCCAAGTCGCGAAGCGACTTGTTGTCACGGGGAGTACGGCAGGGAAATTTTAAGTTTGGTAACACTAAAGATGCAAATCTGGAAGTGGCTCCTCGTCATTGGACTTTTGTTTTTGATTACGTATGAGCCATCACGAGGTGGGGGAAAGTTGATGAATTTTTTTACGAATGACACAGTAGGAGGGAATGAGTTCCCCACAAGAGCAGCCATGTCGGGAGAGGCACAAAAGTATAGCGATTCCGGTGACGACAATCAATAATAAGCAGTATATGCTTATTGTTCACGATCGCCGGTACCAGGAATGGACGTTCGTCACCGGTGGATGTCGACGCCGTGAGGTTATCAATCCCTTACGGTGTGCAGTTCGGGAACTTGAGGAGGAGACTCGAGGCTTAATCAATCTGAAACGAGGTGCCTACTCGTATTTTCATTTTGCAACCAAGTACAAGGGTCCAGGGGATTCCGAAGCTGACATTGAAGATGATGTCACCAGCATTTACCACGTCTACGTAATTGATTTGCCAATGACGGCTGTTGAACATATGTATATCGTTCGGCGATTCAACGAGGAGAAATCCAAGATGGAGAATCGCCAAACGTATTTTCGTAAAAACTATGACGAAAACGACAAGGTGGAATTTGACACGATCGAAGGAATTACAGCTCGTGAAAACCTATGGGACATGATACGGACACACGTCATCACAAACCCAGATTTTCATACAGCTCTTTCCTCGACACAGCGTACAAACTTTTATTTCCGGGGTTAAAAAAGTCCAAGGGGTCGCGCAGCGAGCCCTTGTCCGCGGCGTTGCCACGTCATGTCGATCACTGGTCACTTCGTGACCAGTGACTTTTTAGCGTCAGAATACACGTGTGAAAATATTGACATTCATTAGAACATGACAAAGTCAAAGCGTATGTTTGCCGAGATGCTCGTCCAGGCGCGAGGATACGGTGACGCCGACGAGATGGCAAAGACAATGTCTCTCGTCGATATCATCTATGAAATCAAAAAGGAGGAGCTGAAGAAGGCAGAGCCGGAGAAGGCTTTGCCTTCTTCGACAGAAGAGCCTCCTTCTCCGCCAGTTGTTGAAGATGAGAAGCATGAGGGGAAGAAGGCAGAGCCGGAGCCGGAGCCGGAGCCGGAAGAACCAAATGTCATTGTAAAAATAAAGGATTTCTGGAGTCGTCTGACACACGATTCGGATACAGACTAAAAGAATGGATGGTATATCTTAGTATGGAGAAATGGCTCACAGACAAGGGCCCGGGGACGCACGTCCTTATGGATGGTGGAATTCTTCAAGTTCCGTTTGAACAACTTGACGAGTTTTACGTAGAATGTGTACACACAGTACGCCTCGGCAAGAAGCTGTACGTGGTGGAGCAAAAGACGGACGTTTTCAAGTTTTTCGTCGATCTCGATTACAAGGGTCCAGAGGCACTTCCAGACGAAGCTGTCCTCGAACTTGCTACGATGATGCATTCCGTGGTCCAAAAGGGCAGATGTATCATCGCGCGTGCCGAACCTCGAATCGTGGACACACAAGTGAAAACGGGGGTTCACATCCATTGGCCAGATGTGTTCGTGACCAAATCAGAAGCGCTCGCTCTACGGACTCGTATTCTGCTCGAATTGCCAGACGACCCTGAATGGAGTCAACGTATCGATGCGAGTGTGTACGGCGGCTCAGGACTTCGGATGCTCTGGTCTCACAAGCGGGACCGTGGGTCCGTGGATTCCGGTCCGTACGTTCCATGGCGCTCCCTCGAAGGGAACGTTTTTGATCAAACCCCTTCAGCTGAAATTCTCAAGCTCTTTGCACTTCGAACGAACGAGGTGTCCAAAGAGTCTGTGAATGTCGAAATAACGTGTGCACCTCTGGAACGTTTCATACGCAAGTATCTCAAAGGACAAGAACTGGCAAACGTTCGACGTGTTCTCAGAAAAGGAAACGACCGAATCATCGTCCAGACGGATTCAAAGTACTGCGAGAGAATCCAGGGTGTACACAAATCAAACCATGTCTGGTTTGGTATTACACGGGGGCGTATATGTCAGTTGTGTCATGACGACGAGTGCAAGGAGCAAAAGTTTGTCGGACGGGAACATATTCTTTCTCCGAGTATAGTAGAGGAATTACATAGCAATGTTGCTGTGGATAATTCTACTTATGTGTCTATTTGTGATCTTATTCCCGACTTTTGGTGGCAAGAAGAATCGGTTTCTCAGAGAGGTGCATCCGTACTCGGGTCTCGACCCTCAAACATGGGAACTGCTCCAAAGTCATCTGTCAGAGTTCGAAAACCAAAAAGCAAGTCTCGATCAAAGGGCTGGGGGACTTTACCGAGCGATTGAGGATGTTCGTAACCTCGCTCTGTTCATCCGGCGCGCAGATGACCACGAACACCAGGAGACGCTCGAATCCATCGCCGTTCAGATGGGTGTCGAGGGCGAAACGACGTTGTTCGATCTCGCACAAAAGAATGGGTTGTATTTCTTTCCAAAGTACTTAAACGACTTAGTCCCTGAGCATACAGAGCCTGATGTCAGTCGGTCGGGACAAGCCATCAACGGTCACTTTCCAGACCCCAGAAGTCACGGACAGTAAGCCAATGACCAGGACGCGTTCCGGTCGTGCTGTCAAGGCACCTGAGCGTTACACACCTCAGGAGGTGTGTGACGATGACTACGCCGCTGAGGATTACAACTCTGACGAGTCTTCTATTCATTCATCTGAGGTATCATATGACACGGAGGATATCTCAAGTGAGAGTGATGCGGACGAGGAGGGGAACCTCGTTGGTTTCATAGTTGAAGATAAAAACAGTAGTGACTCTGAAGGTAATGGATCGGATGTTCGATCCGAGTCCGGCGAGACCGATGTTTCCAGTGACCGAGACGAGCGACGACCCGCGACAGGACCAGCTCGTGGACGAGGTCGAGGCCGAGGAGCAGCATCAACAACACGACGCACGCTCGTATTATGATCCCGGTGCCCGTGTTTTCCGCTCTCAGATTCAGTCAACTGATATTCTTGATAAAATTTCAAAAGAGACTATAATTCTTATATTCGCTGCATTCTTCATTGGGTTGTTATTGGGGAAGTCATTGACGCCGGTGATTCTCAAGCACTAATTCCAGGTTGTTCACCCAAAAAGGGAGTCGTCGGAGATGTGAGAGTTGGTATATACTGACCTGAATCGGGTATCATTTCATTCCCGTTAATATCGACTCCGACGACGGCTGTCATGTTCGATGACACGGTAGGTACTGGAGGAAGCATGTCGCCTTCGGTTGAAACTTTGCTTTCAAACCCATAGGCGTACATTCTTGCCGACCCTCCGTCAGACTCGTGTGGTACAAAATCACCATACATCACGTTTGATGAAGGATCGCCCTGAATGAAATTGAGGATTGGATTTCCCGCTTGAATTTGATAGTCCATACCTGCCATGTCTTTATATATATCAGTCTGAGTGTCAACACGAACGACATTGCTCGTCGAATCGATGTATGGGAGGTTGTTTGATGTCGTCACGGTGTTGCCGACATCTTCCGTATACGGGGGCTGCGTATTTTCATCACGCGGAGGAGCATACCCCTCTCTGCGTGCTGAAAGAATCACCAGAAGCAAAACGAGTACGACAAGCGCTACCCATAGTGACCAGTGTACCTTCATCCTGATATTTGTTTATGTTTTTTTCCAGGGGCACGTAGTGCCGCTTCGCGGCGGTGTCGTCTGACACCTGGTGGACTCAGCCCAGTAGCCCTGCCGCCACAGTACCTGCACCGGTAGGCTCTGGTGCTGGACCGGCATCAATCTGGACAGCTGGCGCCTTGGCGCGGTCCTCCTCCTGCTGGACGCGACGACGCTCAATCTCCTCAGCGATACGCTCATCGGCAATCTTCACCAGCTCGGGCATCTCCTTGTCTGGAAACTCCTTCTTCAGATCATCGATCAGCTCAGCTGGGTGAGGAATGGGAGGTACATCGGGGCGAGAGTAGTACTTGGAGTTCTCGTCCCCGGGCTCGATGAAGGGCGTTGCCGATCCCTCAAGGGGCTTGGCAAGCATGTCACGCTTACGCTTCTCAAACATAGCCGCAGCCTGACGCTGGTTTTCGCGATACTTGGTCATAATCTCCTCCAGCTTCTCATTCTGGTAGTGGACGTTGTCAATCTGGAGACGGTCTGGTGGAATCAGCAGCCACTTGTACATGTCGACGACGTAAATGTCTACGAGCGCATCCTCACGCTGCAGGCGCTTGGCGTGGCTCTCCGCCTCATCCTTGGTGGAGAAGCACCCACGGATCTTCAGACCCAGCTGCTCATTTTTCTGGGGCATATCCGGACCAACGATGGAAATCAACGCAAAAACCTGTCCTGGCACAGTCAAGAAATCCTGCTCCAGAGAACCCATTTAAAACTACAACACGTCACTCTTTTAAGTGATATGGATCAACTCCGCAAACACCACAATCAGGCGAAGCGTGACCTCATAAATCAATGGGTCCGCCCGGATTCCTACATTCTCGATTGTGGATGTGGTCGTGGTGGTGATTGGCACAAATGGAAGGCTGTCCGTGCGCGTGTCGCCGCCATCGATCCAGACGAAAAATCTCTCCAAGAGGCTGAGGAGCGGGCATTTGACATTGGGCTCGGAGTGTGGTTTTTGGGTCAGGGTGATATTCGTCAGGCGGCGTTTGCAGGTCCTTTTGACACGGTATGTTACAACTTTTCCATCCAGTACATTATCGGCGATCATTTTGAACATAGCATCAAGGCGATCAAGGTGGCTGTCAAGCCAGGCGGACTCCTCATCGGCATTACACCTGAGAAGGGTCTCATCGAAGATACCAAAAGCCCAGATGCACTCGGAAATATCTTTGAGATTCACGACGACAAGGTGCTCATGAGTCTGACGGATGGTCCGTTTTACGCAGACGGTCCCAAGTATGAACCCCTGCTCGACGGCGGCGTCCTTCGTCAGGCACTCGACCCCGAGTTTCGATGCATCGCGTGGGGACCTATCACTCCAGTAAAGACGGGGCTCGTCACCGACATTTATGCACAGTTTGTTTTTCTACGTGTAGATTAGTAGTATGGCATCCGGAGTCATACAGACGGGACTGCTCGTCGTGACCCTCATGGTTGCCGCGTGGAGCAGTCGCCATGAAGCACCGCTCATGAAGGATATTCGTAAGCGCTACGACGTGCTCTTGAACCACCTCAGGAGCACAGAGGTGGTTGACCCTCGATTCGCTCGCCTCAGGAAACGGTGTATTCTCACTGGAATCCATGGGTCTCGGATGAATCGAGGCACCATAGGCTACAACGTCAATAAAGGGTACGAGATTTACATCTGTCTGGACAAGGATGATATAAACTCGGCAATGAATGTGCTCATTCACGAATTGGCTCACGTCACAGTCAACGAGTATGACCACTCCCCAGAATTCTGGGCGTCGTTCAAAGACCTCAAGGCGCTCTGTAAAACTCTCGGTATTTATACACCCATCGAAGGGTCGCTCGAGTATTGTGGCATCATGATTCAGGATTGAGTCTCGATTCGAGACCAGTTTTTATACCTTTCCACCGCAGGTGGAAAGTTTGCCATGGCCGCTTCGCGGCGAACGACGAGACCAGTTTTTTTCTCACGTCATTGTAAATGTCTGGTGGTATCGTTCAGCTTGTCGCAACCGGTGCTCAGGACGCTTGGCTGACTGGTAAGCCAGAGGTTTCTTTCTATCGTTCCAGCTACAAACGGTATACCCACTACGCCAACTCACCCGAACGCCAGCTGATCCAGGGTAACCCCTCGGCTGGCAACATCTCCACGATCCGTCTGGAGAAGAAGGGTGACCTCATCAACTACATGTACCTGATTGCCAAGGATTCGACTGGTGCTCTGATCCCAGGCATCACCTGGACCAACGTCATTGACAAGATCGATCTGCTCATTGGCGGTCAGGTTGTCGACACACAGGATATCACCTGGATGACGAGCGTCGAGGCAGTGACTGGCGCCCAAAACTTCTCGCAGCGCTTCCTTAACAACAACACATCTGGACTCAACAACGCCACCAACGGGTTCCTGCCGCTCAAGTTTTTCTTCTGCAAGGACTGGAACGTGTCGATGCCTCTTGTGGCTCTCCAGTACCACGACATCGAGCTTCGCATCACGTGGAGCACGAACCTGGGTACGACGCTGACACTGACGGGTCTGCCTGCACCCGCGGCACACTCCACGTTCCAGTATGAGGCCTGGACCAACTTCGTCTACCTGGACCAGGCGGAGCGTGAGTACTTTGCCAACACGCCCATGGACCTGCTGATCACCCAGATGAACCGAATCCCCATCGCGACCACCAACATGCAAGAGTTGGCTCTGGCTCACCCCATCAAGTTCCTGGCGTTCCAGTCCAACAACTATTCGACGGCGTACTCTCTTGGTGCTACCCAGGTCCCAGCCATCAACTACCAGTTCAAGACACAGATTAACGGCGTGGACATTGGTGACACGCGCTCCATGTTCCAGTGGATCGATGTTCCCCAGTACTACCACACGCCTTTCGGCTACAACCACAACAACGCGACTGCCAACGTCGCACTGATTTCCTACTGTCTGGACACGTCAAAGCTTCAGCCGACTGGCACGCTGAACTTTTCACGCATCGATACGTTCCGTATCGTCGCACCCGCTGGTGTCTCACTGAGCACACTGGCTGGCGGCAACGGTCGCTTCTTTTACGCAATGAACTATAACGTCCTGCGCATTAAAGACGGAATGGGAGGCTTGCTGTATTCGAACTAGATTGTTTCTTCTACTTCTTCGGTGGTGGTTTGGCGAATTTGTGGATTATGAAAAAAATAACAGCCGCGATGAATGCGGTGGCGAGCATGCCCGTCGCTGACAGGTTACCTGTGTCGCTCATAAATTTAGGAATAAGATCCGCCAATTTGTTCTGAATCGGTTTGGAGAACGCAGCGACTGCGGCAATGCCTGCGATAGCTGCGTTCAACTGGTCGTCAGTCAGACCAAATGGGTTCTTTGAAGAGGATGAAGGAGCTGGGCCTGCGGACGCATTGTCCAGGCTCAGCCCAGAGACTCTGTTGTTCTGTGGGTTTTTGTATGGACCGCCACCACCCATTGATGGACCCATGTCGAAATCAGCACTTGGAACAACGTCGGAAATTGCCGTAGAGAAATCCATTTCTATTTGAGGAGGTTTTATTTCGGGTTTAAATAACTCGCGCTGTTCAATCGCGCGCGTCTGGTACACCGGCTGAAGTTCATCCGGGACACCAAATGAACTCTGGTGCTGGACCGGAGGCTGCATGGGTTCCACCTGAGGAATGTACTGCAGGATGTCGCTCGATCCGTTGAAATCGAGATTCTCGATAATCATCTCTACTGTTTCCAGTGAAATCTTTTAGGGAACGGGGGCGCAATCAGTCCAAGGGGGAGACACGAAGTGTCTCTGGTTGTCCGCCGCGAAGCAGTGACAGTGTCTCCACCTGCGGTGGAGACGGGTTTAGACCTTTTTGATGGTGACACCTGGACGTCGTGCACTCCCTGCAGGTGTTCCAGACGTGATTAGGGGTGCTGAGACGTGTCGTGGGTTGTAGTTGTTCTGGTGGTACTGCCACATGGCTTCGGATCCAATCCGGAATCCTTTGCGGATAGGTGCCTTGTAATAGTAGACACAATCCTCAATCTTGTTCGATTTGCTCGTATTGTCGAGGACGAGACACTCGTAGTTTTCTGTACAGGCGTTCATCACCTGACAAAACATGTCAAACGTCGGAAAGACGCCGAAGAACGCCTTGTACAGGCGCTCGCGGTTCTGAATCACATTCTCACGGAGCACAAACACGTAATCGACGTTGGCACGCAGGTCGGGAGTCAGGTCCATACAGTATTGCATCGTCAGCAAAAAGAAGATTTTCCAGTGACGCCCGTTCATGAAACATTGCCTGATGCACGTGTCTTTCATGAACGCCTTGTCGTACATACAATCGTCCAGAAGCAAAAAGGCGCTTGTTTTTCCACCCCCTGACACGATTCGCCTCTGGCGCTCAAGCACCTTTTCGATGGCGTCTCGCTTGTAATCGCCATAAATGAACAGGTCGGGGATAAACTGCTTGTAGTAGTGGTTCCCATCTTCGGTGCCTGACATGACGATACCGACGGGTAGGTGTCGCTTGTGGTACATGATGTCTGTGACGAGCGTTGACTTGCCTGTGCCGCGCTTGCCGATGAATACGCACACCTTGTCGTCGCCAATCTTGCTCGGGTCAAACTTTTTGAGCTGCAAATTGGTCATTTCCTAATGGTATACTGGGTTTTTTCCGCACGTGAAACACGCGCTGAATGTTTTCTTGTGATAGAGTAGTATGTCAGCATCACAAATTTTGCTGGCTGGACATGGTCACGAAGACCAGTGGTTGTCAGAACACCCAAACAGAACCTACTTTGAGGTCAAGTACGAGAAACCAAAAAACTTTATGGCATATTCGTACGAAGTTCCATTTGACCAGACTGCAGTGTACTACGGCGATACATCGACTTGTAGGCTTCCGACAAAAGGTGACTTTTCGAAACGATTTACCCTTCGTTCAACTTTACCGGCATTATATGAACCCTTAGGACCTGGATATGTGTATCCCTTGTACACAGACCAGGTGTATGGTGCCGTGTACATCCCAAATGGAACCGTCGCTATCCAGCCAGGGGATTTTGTCGGATACTTTAACACACAGTTCCAGATTGCATGGACGACAAATTTCGTAGGAACAGCCAACATAGACGTGGCGTACGACGCTTCACTTATCAAGTTTGTGTTCACATCGACAGTGTACGATTACATTTATTTCCCAGATGACATGAGCGGTGTTTTTTGGGGGTTTGATCCACGGTCGTTTGATTTTGTGACAACAGGGGGGTTCAAGGCGTACAGATTTGTGAATGGTGTCATTACAGCTCCATTTACACTCTATCAGGCGGGGTGGATCCGAGGGTTCACACCACCCCCTGACGTCGGGTTTTCATACGTCGATTCAGTCGCATGTAGGCTCGTCAAGAGCGCGACGCTTCTCATCGGTGGTCAGACGATTGATAAACTCACGAGTGAAAGACTCATCATCGAGGATGACCTCGGCGTCGCCTATGAAAATCAGGCAGGTCTTACGATTCTGGAAGGCAAAAATGACACGTCACCAGTGTATGCACCGAGAGAATACTATACGCGTTTGACATTTAACACCGACAAACTGAACATGAAAGCACTTTACAATCAGGATGTCCGAATCGACATTGAGTATGAAAAATTTGAAAATCTTCCTTCGAATTTAATCACAACAAACGGGTTTTTAGATGGAGCTTCGTATGTAACATCAAACCTTCAAGCTATTACAGCTGATGGTATAAATAATTTCAATGTACAGTCGGTTATCGGCTGGAAAAACTACGTCATCATGGGTCCATTGCAGTCTGATTCTTCATTTCGATTTTATAACGAAGATACCGGAACATTTTATAAATGGACGCCGGGAGGTGCTTACAGTGGTTCGTTTATAACTGTAAACGGCGGAACCATATACAGATCAGCAGGTCCGTATCTCAAAAGAGCAGATTTAAATACCGTGCTTGCAGCGAGCACAACCCCATGGACGACGAGTACGGTAGGTGTTTTTTCTGTATTTCCAGTCATCCCATATGGCGATGCAAATAACACAATTATTACTGTACTCAGTGACGCTCGCTACGTGTACTTGCAATATGCAGTAAATTATTATATCATTGGGTCAACGTTTACGAGTTTGGTGAGCGGTACAGTTGATGGAACGCAAACAATATGGACCGTTACATATCGGTTTTACAATAAAACAGCTCCGTTGTCTCCAGCTGACCAAGCAGCTCTACAAACATTCTGGGCTACATATGGGTCAACTACATCTGTTGCCGGTCCAACTATATTTCCATCGAGCAGCGTAATTTCTTCAATGACGCAAGTTGGTTTAAATGTCACTGTCGTTGGAACGTTGACGTATGCAACTGCTACACTCACAGGTGCCGCACATATACCAGCAATTAATCTTCATAGTAATTTAATATGGCTACAATATGATTCGACTGGCGATTTTAACTCATCGGCTTCATATCAAATTATTCTTTTACCTTCAGGTCCCGCCACAGGCTCCCCGATATCTGTGAAAGATGCTTTTCCTGGTATTTTTGATGCACAACAACTTACAAATACGAATTATTACTTCAAGCCTGTATTCGATGGTCGATATATCTATTTTGCAACAGTATCTCCATACATAGCACAGTGGGATACACTTAGCGGCGGATATCTATTTACAGACGCTGGTACATTTTCTCCAAATCCACTGTACAACTCCTTGATGTTATCTGATGGGAGATACCTATACATGGGTTCAAGTTCTGTACGTGGTTCAAATGGAACCTTTTCACGATATGACACCACACTATCAATTTTTCAACAATCGTCTTGGGAATATTTCACAGGAGATACGTTAATTCGTGCGAATGATTTTGAATTTAGTCAAGCTGTTGGTTTTGATGGTAAATATATGTATTTTTTCACAAACTTTGTTGAACAAAGCGCCATCTTTCCAATTACTGATTTTTCAAGAGTGACAACATGGCACAAATATGATACAACAAAACCTTTTAATGATGTAAATTCTTGGGAATGGATTGACTTTCGCCCAGATGGAACAATTAACGCTTCAGATGGTTCTCATCCAAACATATCACTTCTTACTCACCGTACAAATGTTCTTAATACAGATCCGACATATAGACTTACAATACAAGGTATGAGGTTTGTCGTAGGTTCAAGATATATTTACATTGTAGAATTCGATGACTCGCCTGATCCAAACGCGACATATCAAGATTTTATTCAGTATAATCCTTTGACAATGGCGGGAACACTCGCGTCAAGCATGATTATCAAGTATGAAACCTTTGACGAACCAGCCCCACCACGTTCACAAAACCTGTACGGTCAAACAATAGTCAATGAGTTTACGATTCTCCAGGGGCAAACAGAAGGGTCTTTTCGACTCGACGTACGTGGACCGGTTCGTGAGTTTTGGATCACGGTCGATTCTCCAGGCGTTATCAACCATGTTGTATTCCGTCTGAATAACGAAATCCTCGTCGATGACGATCAAATCATGACACGATACATTCGAGCGTTCGAAGCGCACACGAGCATGCCATCGTCGAGCAATGTCTGTGTGTACTCTGTTTCTTGGGACCCAGAGCGACTTGCACCATCTGGAACCGTGAACATGTCGCGTGTCGCTGAACAATACGTAGACGTCACGTTGGTATCAGCAGCCCCCTCGAATGTAAAACTTCAAGTGTTCTCTAAAGTGTTCAATCTTCTCGCCATCCAAGGCGGAATCGGCGGACTTATTTTCGACTCGTAAAGTAGAAGAGGAATGGATTCCTCGACAGGCCCACCGGCTCAGTTTTCACACCAGGTGACACGCCTTCAATTCCCAAAAGATGTTCACTTTGGCGATGACATTTCGATATGGATCGCCAAAGTGGGTGACGTGGCTCTTGGCAACATGTACCTCCGGGTCGATTGGCCCGTCGCAGCTTCAGTCGACGATTCGACAGGCACGCGCATGATTGAGTTTGTCGAACTCCGGTACGAGAATGACCTCCTCGAGCGTCACTACGGCGAATCGCTCGAACTCATGAATGATCTCACCGTCACGACTGGGAAGCAACCGGTTCTGACGACACTCGTCGGCAAGGGTCTGACGAGTAATCTGTCGGCGTACTACATTCGCATGCCTTTTCGGCTCAATTTGCCCCTGTGTGCACTCGATAAAGCACCGGTGTTTCGTGTCAAGTTTCGAGCCAGTCAAGAGTTTTCAACCCTAAATTGGACAGCAGCTATCAATGTCAATCTGTTTGTCGATTACGTGTACGTGACCAAAGCCGAACGTGACTATTTCAAAACAGCAAAGATCGATTACCTTACCCATACGATTCAGAGTCTACAGTTTACAGTAGGTGCAAACATCACAAAGTCGTCATTCCTGACTGAGTTTACACGACCGGTCAAGGAACTGTATTGGGTTATCCAGACGGACGGATCAGCCGCCTATGACTATACGAACATCGGAGCCGAACAGCTCGTTTCGTTGCGTCTCCAGTTTAACGGCGTCGACGTCATCCCTGTCGAGATTGGAACACCTCTGTTCCTTCGAACAATTCAGGGGCTTGAGAATCACACACGTGTACCTGATCGGCAGTTTTACATGTACACATTCGCACTGGACCCCGAACACCCGACGCAACCCACTGGATCCGTGAACATGTCCACAATGACACGCCAGATGCACACACTCGAACTGTCATCGTGTGCATATTCACGCCAGATTCGGGTCTACGCCGTGACGCACAACGTCGTTCGGATTGCAGACGGTGCGGCAACGTCACTGTTTGATACAGTTCAGGAAGGTGGTACTACACTAGCTGGACTTGGAGAGTTAAGCACCCTTCCTACTGCAGGGAGCGCTCAATGGGCGACGCGTATTGGAGGTATAGGTGATGAGATTGGGAGCGAAATTTCAGTAGACGGTTCTGGAAATTCGTACGTCGTAGGGATTTATGGTCCTAATCCTGCTACAATTTATAATGCAGATGGAACTACATTTGGAACTTTGGTAAACAGTGGTTCTTTTGACGTCTATATAGTAAAGTATAACAAGGCTGGAACCGCTCAATGGGCGACGCGTATTGCTGGTTCAACTGTAGACGCTGGGTATGGTATTTCAGTTGACGATTCTGGAAATTCGTACGTCACGGGGTATTATGATTCTAATCCGGTTACAATTTACAATTCAGATGGAAGTACGTTTGGAACTTTGGTAAACAGTGGTTTTAGTGACACCTTTATAGTCAAGTATAACACGTCTGGAACTGCTCAATGGGCGACGCGTATTGCTGATGCAATTATCGAGTATGGATACGGTATTTCAGTTGACGATTCTGGAAATGTGTACGTCACGGGAACCTATGGTGCTAATCCGGCTACAATTTACAACGCAGATGGAAGTACGTTTGGAACTTTGGTAAACAGTGGTTCTGTTGACGTCTTTGTAGTCAAATATAACACGTCTGGAACAGCTCAATGGGCGACGCGTATTGCTGGTTCAACTATTGATATTGGATACGGTATTTCAGTTGATAGAGATGGAAATGTGTACGTCACCGGGTATTATAATTCTATTATTCTTACAATTTATAACGCAGATACGAGTACGTTTGGAATTTTGCCAAACAGTGGTTCTTATGACGCCTTTATAGTAAAGTATAACACGTCTGGAACCGCTCAATGGGCGACGCATATTGGTGGTACAGGTAACGACCCTGGGTATGATATTTCAGTTGATAGAGCTGGAAATTCTTACGTCACGGGGTACTATGGTTCTAATCCGGTTACAATTTACAATGCAGGTGGAAGTACATTTGGAACTTTGTTGAATTCTGGAATTAATAATGCCTATATAGTCAAGTATAATACATATGGAATAGCTCAATGGGCGACACGTATTGCTGGTTCAGGTAACGTCACTGGGGACGGTATTTCAGTTGACGGTTCTGGAAATTCGTACGTCACGGGAGCATATGATTCTAATATGGTTACAATTTATAACGCAGATGGAAGTACGTTTGAAACGTTGACAAACAGTGGTTTTTATGACGTCTTTGTAGTCAAATATAACACGTCTGGAATGGCTCAATGGGCGACGCGTATCGGAGGTACAACTAGTGATATTGGATACGGTATTTCATTTGACATTTCTGGAAATGTGTACGTCACAGGGGTTTATGAATATAATCCGGTCACAGTTTACAACGCAGATGGAAGTACGTTTGAAACTTTGACAAACAGTGGTTTTTATGACACCTTCATAGTTAAGTACTCGTCTTAAAGGCTAACAAGTACTTGTGATTAATGGAGAAATCGATAATGGACATATTTCTACCCGTGATGGAGTCGTCCGTCGTTCTCGCTGCTCACTACGCCAAGGCGACCGGGCGTGATTGTGTCGTGGCTCAGGACATGTGCTACGGGCTCATGTACGCTGCCAGGACAGTCACAGGCAAACAGATTGGGTCCCTGTTTCCAGAGCTCTACGACGAAGAGTCAGACGAAGAGGAGGAGAACGAGGAGGAGGACGAAGAGGAAGAAGAGGATCGGTGGACCAGGTACGAAGGCACAGACAACGAATACGCAATCAAGATGAACGAGTGTGCCGATACATGGGAAGCATGGGAACCAGAGAGTCCAGCAGAAGATGCGTTGAAGAATGCAGTCAATAAAGCAATGGAAGAGTATGTATGAACTCTTTGAGGATGAGGAAGAGTCGGAGGATGAGTTGGTCCCGAGAGTCAAGTACTCTGTGATTCTCCAGAAGGAGGATTACGAGGATGATGACGAGGAGGAGGATCCATTGCCGTACGTCGACATCGGTCCAGGGTACTACTTTTTTGACTCTGAATGATCGAAGGGCGAAGACCTTCATTCTCAGGACTCCCAGACCGCTGCGCGGCGATGGTGTCCTTCGGACACCTGATGGACCCACTGGAAGTAAAACCATTCGTTCTCGAATCTTTTTTCTCCAGATAAAGTAAAATGTCCGGAATTGTATCCACAGCAGCAGGCACTTTTGCCCCCTCCGTCTCCGCGGGTTTCTTCTTCGCGACCGCCATCGCGTGGATGGATGTGATCCGTTGGACCATCTCCCAGCTGGTGAACGTCAGCAAGAACGGCGGCAGCTACTACCTGTTGAGCGCCATCTTCACGACCCTCCTGTCCGTCATCGTGCTCATGATCCTGGCTCGTCTGCAGGGTGTGTCCAGAATGTACGGAAAGTCCGAGTATAAGGCTATGTAAAAAGTCCAAGGGGGGCACGTAGTGCCCGTTGTCAGTGGCAAAGGAGAAAAAACTTGATATAACTTAATGAAAGTACTCGACTTGACGCTGTGGAATTGGCTTCTCGCCTTTGCAGGGTCAGGACTCGTAGGGTACGCCCTCAAACTCAAAGGAGCTCAATCGTGGGGGATCTTCCTCCTCGCTTGGATTCTCATCGGTATGTTCGTGTACAGGTTTTTCGGTATTCAGCAGCCTGGGTACTATCTCGGTCTCCAGGAAGATTCTAAGTATCCAAATATAAAGCATGGACTCGTCTCAAAGTAAAGACCAAGTCGCTTCGCGACTTGTTTGCCAGACCCGTCGAGGACTTTCCACCTGCGGTGGAAAGGAATTAAAAATGGAAGACTCTGCTCGTGATCGTAAGCGAAACTCGGCTCGTAAAAAGAGCGATTTTTCTGTGTACTCACAAAAGGCGGTACGTGCAACCGAGCTCCGTCAGTCAAAAGAAAATACGCGTGTTGTCCAGGACAAGCAGAAAAAGAAACCCAAAAATTCAAAATGACGACTCTCAAGCGTCCCGGACTCGTGTTCAAGGCGGAGCTTATGGTTCACGTGAATTCTCCCCACTACGGCGCAAAGTACGAAGATTTTCCAGTGCGGAGCGAGACGTACATTGTGTGCAAGGATGGAACGATTCAAGCGAAGCATGACCCACAGAGGTGTATCCTGTGGAATTTGTTCGAGGAGGAGGATAAGTGGTTAGACGGTCACGGGAACCAATTGATGGTGGTGTTTGTGGGGTGGGAGACGGACATTCCAGAGGGGCGGAGTGAAGATTCAGCAAATGCGTTCATCATCGACTTTTCAGATGACGGCGAGCCGGAGGTTTCTTCTTGACCCGAAGGAGGCGTGGCGAAGGAGGCGTTGACTCGGGCACCCCTCCGCCTATTAGACATTCATGTAAACCATCTGCCTTTGATTAAATGGAATACCGTTGAAGTTTGTCGTCGCCGCCATCGTATACGCTCCCATGCGTTTCCACGTCAGCATGTCCCCCACTTTAAGCCCGCACGGCAAAGCGATGCTTCGGGCAATTATATCTGCACCGTCGCACGTGCTTCCAAACAACGTGACGTTTTCGAGCTCGACT